ATGATTAGAGCTGTTTTTTTCATAAAAAGTCTCCTTATATATTTTGTTGTATTCTATTAATTAGAATACACTATGGTTGGAAAAAGTACAAGTTTTTTGGGTTGTAGTTTAGGAAGAAATTGCTTATAATAGTCATAGTATTAGCTATAGAAAAAAGGAGTTACTTATGAAGTGTATCGTTTTGGCCGGAGGCAAGGGAAACAGTTTGTGGCCCTTGTCCAGAGAAAATTATCCGAAACAGTTCATGGATATAAAAAATAATCGTGACAGTGACACAACGCCAACGACTGTGAAAACAAAGGAGGATAGAATGGGTTCGTCAAAAATTTCAAATTCTGTCAAATCGGCAGCTGATATTCAAAGACTGGATACCAGTTACTTTATTCCTTGGCGGCTAGATATGCTGTATGAGATAGAACCGGAACTAGAAAACGTAGCAAAGCGGGCAACATGGCGAAAGCACAGGCAATTTGCTAATAAATTAGAAGCCTATTCCATAGCAAAGCATGAAGCTGATTTCCTTGTTGGCTGGTTTGCCAGGGATCCGAGGCTTAGAAGTCAAGGTGCCTGGGACTGTTTTTTTGATTACATATTAGATGAATTAGGAATGTGAGTACGGCAAAAACATATTCTCATTTATAAAAACTGGAGGTAGCTGAAATGACTATTGAGGACAAAATTTTAAAATATATAGACAACCACGACTACGTAACATATCGAGAGCTAGAAGTGTTTTTTTGAAAACAGCGGAATCGATTGGAAGGGAAATCTTGAAATTTATTCGGATGTTTGTGATAATGTTATTTTCTGGTCCGGCTGGAATGAAAAGGTCGTTTCCGCATTACTGTCTCTTCAATCACAAGGTAAAATAGAAAAAGAGCCTTGCGACGTTATTACATATATTTTGGACGGCAGTGTTATGAAATTCCCTGTCGTAAAGAAAAACATAAATTACAAAACGCCTCATTGGCTTCCAATAATATTTCGTCCAGCACCTAAAGAGTGATAGAGGAGGTTGAAAAATTGACAAAAGAACAGCTAGAACAATATACCAGCATTAAAGAAGAGATAAAGGAATTGGAAGCTGAATTGGACAAAAGAAAATCTCCTGTGTCAGATATCGTCACCGGATCAATGGAAGACTATCCTTATACACAGCACAGTATTACTATACAGGGATTATCGAGCGATACATATTCTCTAGATTTGAAACTAACCTACAAAAAAATTCAACTGGAACAGCAGAGGGCAGAAATCGAAAATTTTCTTGATTCTGTGCAGGATAGCAAGATCAGGCGCATTATTAGGCTGAAGTACATCAAAGGGAATACATGGAAAAGAACTGCTTTTATTTTAGGGTGGCATGATGAACAAATACCGAGAAAAAAGCTTGAAAGATTTTTGAGTAAGTACGAAATGTACGAAAATACCGATGTATAATAGTATCATAGAAAAGTGTATATAAGAATTCCTTGCACGACCTCCAAACAGCCGTAGCGCGGACGGTAATAATATCCGCGCTGTATTTCTGGCAGGATAAACGGTTAAGTCGCAGGCCTCATGAGCCTTGAGGAGCAAGTTCAACTCTTGCGCCAGGAACCAATTAGAACCCGTCTCGCCTCTCAACGATGCGTACCATGACGCACAGATGCCAAAAAGTCCTAGGCTTTTCATGTTTCCGTGGTCTACCTGAGCACAGGCGTGGCGGAGACACATACTTAACAGGCGTCTTACGAATTCCTCCCACCTATCCGGGAATTGATAGTAGTTTGACGCCTTATAAACTGCGGGGCCGCTCCCCTCCGACAGCCGGACGGAATACAGACCGATAGCAACTGTGACACGACGGAGAGCAACGCCGGATAGTCCACAATGAGAGGACGGCAGACACGCCGCCGACATACCTAGAGAGATGATAAGATGCGTGTTCGATAAAATATTTTTCAGCCCTTATGCTATTAGCGGAGGGCTTTTTTGATACCCAAAATAGGAAGTGATTTCATGTACTGCCCAAGAGATGGAAGGTGCGTTTTTGACGGCTTCAAGACGGCGGAAAAGCATATTTGCGCTTTGCCTAGATGTCAATATCCCCATGAACTAAAACAGGCCTTACAGAACCGCATAGCCAATATTTTAGGACAGCCACAGGGCAGAACCAGGCAGGCGCGGGAGCTTGAAATCCTCAAAAATGAAATTGTTAAATTAAATTTATAAAGCGGTGGTGGTATGGCAATATTAAAAAACCCCAGACACGAAAAATTTGTACAAGGGCTTATCCAAGGCATGAGCCAAAGAAAAGCATATCGTGAAGCGTTTCCAGCGGCTTCAAAGTGGAAGGATACAACAGTTGATGTAAAAGCCAGCAAGTTGTTTTCCGATGATAAGGTTTTGGTAAGGTATGAAGAATTAATCGATGAATCAAAAAACAAGGCAATTTTAAGCAGAATTGACCGCATGATCATTTTAACGGAGATTGCGGGAGATGATCAAGAGAAACCGGATTCACGAATGAAAGCAATCGATCTGCTTAATAAAATGGACGGCGAGTATATCAATAAGCTGGAATTGACCCAGCCGATAGATAACTCCATAAAGGAGATGGAGGACTATTTTGAACAGCAGAAAAAAAGAAGTTCTCAGCCTTTTATGGAATGAACCTTATAAAATCGGGCATTGGGTAGGGTTTGCTGACTTAACAGAACTGCACAATAAATGGCTTCAGTCGTTTTTATACGCTAAAGAAGATCAAACACTACTAGCTCACAGAGGTTCTTACAAAACCACAGATTTATCATTGTTTCTCGCGCTCCATATTATCGAAAACCCAAACGAAAATGTAATTTTTTTTAGAAAGACTGACACTGACGTAACAGAGGTAGTCCGGCAGTCGCAAAAAATATTGAATACAACAGTTTTAAAAAAGCTAGTTTACACGCTTTACGGTGTGGATTTGGTGCTTTTAAAAGAAACGGATTCTGAAATAGATACCAATCTTCATACATCGACAAAGGGTGCTTCGCAGATTGTAGGGCTTGGAATAGGTACTTCGATTACCGGAAAGCACGGCGATATTATAGTTACTGACGATATTGTGAATCTGAAAGACCGTATCAGCCGCGCCGAAAGGGAAAAAACAAAAATACAGTACATGGAGCTGCAAAATATAAAGAACCGCAGCGGCAGATTTATTAATACAGGAACTCCTTGGCATAAGGACGATGCAATCTCTATTATGCCGAATACGTACAAATTTGACTGTTATTCCACGGGCCTTATTGATAGAGAAAAACTGAACGCCCTTAGACAGTCTATGAGCGATTCACTGTTCGCGGCAAATTATGAATTGAAACACATTGCGGATAAAGACGCTATGTTTCAAAACCCGAAATTTATTGACGATGAGTATCTCATTTATAATGGGCTTGCGCACATTGATGCCGCTTATGACGGAGAAGACGGAACAGCGTATACAGTGTTCAAAAGGCTTTCAGATGGGCGTGTTGTCGGATTTGGAAAGCGCTGGAATAAACACGTAGACGATTGCTTACAAGAAATTTCGGTTTTACATAAGCGCTTTAGGGCGGGGTCAATTGCATGTGAGAAGAACGCTGACAAAGGATACCTGGCAAAAGAATTAAGGAAACTTGGCTATGCGGTGGATATCTACAGCGAATCCACGAATAAATTCGTTAAAATATCGACGTATCTAAGGAGCGCATGGAAGGATATATTTTGGTTGGAATCAACAGATCCGGAATATATCAATGAAATCCTGGACTATTCTGAATTTGCGGAACATGACGACAGCCCGGATTCTGCCGCGAGTCTTCTTAGAAAGCTTGAGCAGAGGACGACATACAATCCCATAAAAGGAGGAATTTGACTTGTTTCGACTGGCAAACGATAAGCGGTTAACCGTTGAGAATTTGGGAGGCTTTATTAATAAGCACAGCGAAATTGTTCAGAGTAGATATAAGCCGCTAATGGACGCCTATAGAACGAAATACCCGATTTTTTTTCAAAAATCAAAGCCCAATTGGAAACCGGACAAGAGAATCGCTGTTAACTTTGCAAAATATATCACGGATACAATGAACGGTTTTTTTATCGGTATTCCTATAAAAGTCTTATGTGACAAAGATAAAAGAGTTGCGGAATATGTGGAGTTTTTGGATAGCTACAACGATCAGGACGATAACAATGCGGAGTTATCTAAATTATGTGACATTTACGGTAAAGGGTATGAGCTTTATTACGTAGATGAACAAGCCAACATTGGGATAGCTTATGTTTCCCCGATGGAGGCGTTTTTTATTTATGATGATTCCGTGCTGGAGCGTCCAAGATACTTTGTAAGGCTTTATAAGGATTCTGATGAGATTATTCGCGGCAGTGTGTCCGATGAACAAACAGTGCGCTATTTCACAATGGAAGGGGGATTGCATTTTCTTCCGGAATACGAAAAGGTGCACGGATTTGAAGGAGTTCCAGCCTCGGAATATCGTGAAAACGAAGAAGAAATTGGAATTTTTGAGCCGGTAATGACTATGATTAACGAGTACAACGAGGCGATTTCTGAAAAAGCAAATGACGTAGCGTATTTTGCGGACGCCTATTTAAAAATACTGGGAGCAAAGCTCACTAAGGAAGAACTGGCTAGTTTAAGAGATAACCGCATTATAAACTTTGACGGAAGCGATTCCAGCTCCCTCATAGTAGAATTTTTACAAAAACCGAACGGAGATACTACTCAGGAAAACCTATTAAACCGGCTAGAAAAACTGATCTTTCAGATTTCTATGGTGGCTAATATTTCTGATGAAAGTTTTGGATCTGCCTCTGGGATCGCGCTGAAATACAAGCTGCAAGCTATGAGCGATTTAGCTATGACAAAGCAAAGAAAGTTTACCAGCGGAATGAACCGGCGTTATAAACTTATTTTCAGTAATCCGGTATCTGGTATGAAAAAAGACGACTGGGTGAAACTGTCTTATCAATTTACGCAGAATTTCCCGGCAAATCTGTTAGAAGAAAGCCAGATCGCGGGCAACCTTGCAGGAATTACAAGTAAACAGACGCAGCTCAAGGTCCTTTCCGTTGTGGATAATGTTCAGAATGAGATTGATCAAATAGAGAAGGAGCAGGACGAAGACGGATATATGACAGATTATCCGACGAACAGAACGGTGGTAGAAGATGTCATACTGGGCGAATCGGCAGAAACAATTGAATCAAGCGGCTGAAAAAGAAGAATCAAAGTTAAAAAAGAGACTGTCCAAGTATTATGATTCCGAGTTTCGAAAGCTGGAAAAACAAATTGCCGCTTATTATCAGGAATATGGGGAAAATAATGTAATTGAATACAGAAAGCTGATGGAGGCTCTTTCTGACGAGGACAAGCGGCTTCTAATTGAACAAATGGACGAGTTTGCCAAAAGATACCCGCAGTACGCCCATCTTATGCCGGTTCGCGAGAGCATATACAAACTGAACCGTCTGGAGGGACTGCAATATTCCGTTATTATGCGGCAGGCAGAAATAGCCGGGCTGGATAATGATGAGATTACCTCTCACTTGAATCGTTTAGCAGCAAAAGGCATTAATTACAGCATGGAAGCGCTTGGCTTTGGAAAGAATTTTTATTCTGTTAATTCAAACATCATAAAAAGGTTTGTTGATGTTCCGTGGAGCAACGGCGAGAATTTTTCAAAACGAATTTGGAATGATACTCAGAAGCTGGCTCAATATTTAAATCAGGATATCGCGCAGGGAATCGCGCGCGGCGACAGCTACGACAGGCTGGTGAGACAGCTTAGAAAGCG